ACTCAATCAAAGAACCGTTCTTAAAATAGATTATTCGTTCAGTCTTATTCCAGAACTTTAACTGAGATTGTAAGTATACGTTATCTGCAAAGATATTTTCAGCATCCCGGTAAGCACCTTTTCTTAGGTTAGGTAATGATTCACCCGCTACCGTTATAACTGATCTCTGCTCGGTTACTGCCTTATAAAATAGCAGTTGCATGATAGAATAGGTCTTGCTTGAAGATGTGCCGCCCTGATTTATTAAGACCTTTTCCTTAGACTCGTATATATTATAAAATAAAGGCGAACAGTTAAACATCTTCTATATCGTTCTCTGAATGAGCCAGAGGCGGAGCGGTATTATAAACGACTGGCGCAGGTACTTTAAAGCTAAAGTCGCCTGTCATTGTTAAACTTTGCGATGCTTTACCATAGGCTCTGTCTAGCAATACCTCAGCCGCCCTAACATCGCCTTTAACTGCCTTTGCTCTTAGAGCCATCAGGATTGCTTTGGCTGCTTCTATTCCATCCTTTTCCTCACCTAGAACATCAGCTAGTAAAACATCTAACTGAGGTATTATTTTAGTTCTGCCTTTAAGGTTGCCAGATACACCCTTTTTAAATTGAGTATTTAAACCTCTTTTAAGAGATTCTGCTGTGCTTGTAATCATAATGAATATCCTTTAAAAACTCTTTGTATTCTTTTTTATCGCCATACTTAACATGGCATGATCTGCATAACGCTTGTAAATTATCTATATTCTCTGGCTCTTTAGTGCCTCCCATTCCTCTGCATTCTATATGATGTATATCTATTGCCTGAGCCTTGCATATCTCGCAGGGTATAAAATCAGATTCATCAAATCCAAAGTAAGCTAAATATAATTTAGTGTGCTTTTTCAAATGGCTTTCCGTTTAACTTAATTTTAATACTTGGATCTAATGCTATCATTCTGTTTACTATTACATCGCAATATTTAGGATCAAACTCAATAACTCTTGCTTTTCTTTTTAATTGATGACAAGCTATCATAGTAGTCCCTGAACCTCCAAAAGCATCAATTACGATATCATTTACTTTAGATGAGTTTTCAATTTGATATCCAAACAATCCAATTGGCTTCATTGTTGGATGTTCTGCATTTCTATTTGGTTTGTCAAAATTAATAACAGTTGTTTGTTTTCTATCTGAATACCATTTATGGCTATCGCCTTTTAACCAACCATATAAACAAGGCTCGTGCTTCCATTGATAATCTTGTCTACCTATAACCATACTATTTTTAACCCAAATTAATTGTTGCTTTAATAACCAACCTGCATCAACCATAGCTTTAGCAAAGTTTATTATTTCAGAAGAAGCATGCCAAACATAAATTGCGGCACCTTTTTTTACAGTTGTAGTTAAAGCAGAATAAAAATCATAAAGAAATTTATAAAACTCATCATTGCCCATATTATCATTGCAAATAGTAAGAGCATCTTTTGTTGCACCTTCATAAGCAACATTATAAGGAGGATCAGTAATAACCATATCAGCAAACTCTCCTTGCATTAATTTTTCAAACGTATCTGTTTGAGTGCTATCACCACAAATCAACCTATGCTCACCTATCTCATATAAATCACCTAAGACAGTTATAGGTATCTCTGGAGGCGTAGTGTCAAAGTCATCTTCTTCAGCTTCTAATACTTCTGTATCAAAGTTAGGAACATCTAAGCCCCACTCATCTAATTTAACAACATCCCACTCATTAGCCAACTGATCCCAGTCCCATTCACCAAAGCCTACATTATCCTTAATCAAAAACTCATCCTTTTGCTCTTGAGTCCAGTCATCGGCTAATATTATCGGCATTTCTTTTAAGCCAACTTCCTGAGCTGCTTTTAATCTCATGTTACCACCTAGCACAACGTATTTTTTATCAACATCAGTAAAACAGATCAGCGGTCTTTTATTCAGCATATCTGGGAAATCCCTGATTGACTGGACTAACTTTTTAAACTTGTCATCCTTGATCTGTCTTGGATTTTTACTGTTTGCCTTTATAGATGAAATCTTTACTATTTCCATAATTTTCTATGCCATCAGGCATAATCTGTTTGCCTGGTCTTTGCCTGTTTTTTATCAAATGTATTAAATTTCTACAATATCAATCCCGTAAATCGCTTTCATTAATTTTTTCTTTAACCTATAAACAGGTAATTTCTTAGTCATTTCAGACTTGACATCAATAACCTCCAGAGGCTTACCATTTTTATAGGTAACAAAATCAGCTTTGTAAAATCCTATATTAACTCCATTAACTACCAGATCATAACGAACCTGCATTTCAAACCTTTGTATTAACCTAGCTTTTTCTTTAAGCCTTAGTATGCCATAATACCCGGCTTCCTTTTTACTGTCAAAAGATATTCCGTTTACTATTGTTTTTATGTTTTTATATTTCATTTTAAATAGCTAAATATATGTGCAATTACATCTACTGTCCATCCATTGCCGAGCATCTTATACCTCTGGCTATCGCTTACATGGTTTGTGTAATTATCTTTTACTGTTTGTAGGCGTTCACATTCTAAAGGAGTTAGGCGGCGGATTGCAGTATTTATTGAAAGTAGAGCATCTCCATTTGTCAACAAACTACCTGATTTACCATTATCTCGCCATGTAAAGCCTTCGTCTTGTCTATAATCGCCACCTAAAATCTCAACTGCATTAGTATTACCAGTATCTAAACAATAAGTTTTACCATCTGTTCTAGTTAAATGTCCTGTACCTCCTTTTTTAGGATTACCTGAACGTGGCATCATGTTATGTACTATCAAATCCATATCTGAATGATTGCCTCCAGAATGAGCACCTGCGCTAAAACAACTTGCTTTATCTTGGTTTGTTTTTATATTACCTTTTTTGTCTATTTTAATATAATTATCCGCACTTCCCATTTTAGCTAATCTTGAAGTTATTGTTCTACCTTTATTATTAATATCAGCAGGATAAAATGTATCATAAGTTGTTCCTTTTGTTTTATTTAGGCAATTAATCATTTTATCACTTAAAAAATACTTTTGATTAACCTCACTCTGCAAAACATCCTTTAACAAAATACCTTTATCCTTTGGCTTCTGTATAATAGAAATTAAATCGCCAAACAATCCACCCGGTTGCATACCAATATTAGTCCAATAAATACGCTTTCTATTCTGGGCAGATACTAAAGATGAATTTATATGAATGCCATTTACTCCAATTGCTTTACTCAATACCTTTTCCCATTTATCACCCATCTCTACATTTTCTAACAAAAAGTATTTAGGCTTACATTCGTTAAGCAACCTCATAAACTCCCAAAATAGATAAGACTGCCCCTCAAATTCATAGCCATCTGATTTTAATTCAAGATAGTGGTCTAATGTTAATATCTCTGTTTCGCATTTAGTTGCCATTCCTTTACGTTTACCTGCAAAGCTAAATGACTGACAAGGTGAGCCACCTATCAATAAATCAATATTAGGCAGATCATAACCATTTACATTGACTACGCTGCCTAATTGCTTAGTATCTGGATAATTAGCCATTGTAACCTGCATGGCATATTTGTCAATCTCAGAGGCAAAGTAGTTATCTACTGTTATTCCTGCGCGTTCTAATGCTTGTTGACCGCATGACATCCCATCAAATAGGCTTAATATGTTTAATCCCATGTCTGATAATTGTTTAATAATTTATTTAATTTTTCGTTCTCTAATTCCATCGCTAACATCCGGCTATTGTTTTTATGCAACATTATTTTATATTGCTCAATCTGCTCTGACATACTGTAAAAATGATCGTATATCTGTTTTAATTCTTCGTTCCTATCAATCACTTCCTGTATCTTGTCATTTAAGCCACTTTTAAGGCGATATAAGAGTACATCACCCTCTATGTGGCACAATATACCAGCGAACATTAAAAGCGTCTCAGAAGTCTTTATTTTATCTTGGTAGTGTAAGGCATAAGCCTCAGCCTCTAGCTCCATTTGCTCTCTACTTTTCATGATCAAATGCATATAATTTAGGAAATTCATAAAATCGGTTACGCTTCCAGTCTAAGAATAATTTAGTTTGACCTTTTAAACCTACTCCTTTAGGCTTTGCTTTCTCAATATAAACTATGGTTACATTATCCTCAAACGGCATACCATTATCATCTAACATCCCAGCGGGTGGTCGCCAGAGGTTTATCCATGTCATTGCTTTTCTAAATAACGCTTGACCTCCTGCTGCCTCTCTGGCAATAGGCATTGGATAATATCTTAACCCTGATTTGTCAACCATTATCTGTTGGTTAGCCGGGTGCAAAGTCAATATCCAGTGCTTTTTATTCTTTTTACAATACCTGCGTAAATCACCGCAGAAATCTTCAATATATAAATCTTGTCTGTTTGCGTATTGAATCATATCGTGTTTTAATTCATTATACGGATCAGTTAGTATTATTTTCTCATCCCTGACTAATTTTATTAAATCATTAAAACCATAGGCTTTGTCATCGCTATCAACTATTGAAAACATTTCATCTATATAATTTACGGCATTATAAAACTGTTTATCCTCTACGGCTCCGGGAATAGATTTGTAGAATGGTTTACCTGTATATTTGTGAATAAACTCAGCATATATATCCTCAGTGCTTCCGGTCTCTGGTGAATAGATTAAACTTTTTTTACCATACTTCTCAGCCTGATTAAATGCCATTTCAAAAGCAAACTCGGATTTACCATGATATGGAGGCGCAAGAATAAACGTATAAGAACCCTGCTTAATAGAATAAAACTCATCTAAACAAGCAAAGCCAGTATTTTCACCTCTAGGATTACCTTTTTCACGCATCTCAATTAGAGAATCCTGAATATCTTTAAATTTTCTAATCATTAGTTCCCGGATCTAAAATCTATATAATGTAAATTGGCAGCTTTATTCTCATCCTTAAACCAGACTCCCTGCATTTTTTGTTTCCAGTTCTTAACCTGATTGTTTCGACTATCTTTCCAGTTATTTTCTTCGTAATAATGAAAAGCCTTTACGGCTGATTCTTTAGTATAGCCATTATCTATAAAATAAATTTCAACTTCAGAAAGCGATGGTATATATACTCTTTTCTTTTCTACTCTTATCTTATCTGCATCGTTTTGCATAGCACTTGCATCCATTTGCTCTGCATTTGCATAGACTTGCATAGCATTTGCATCTTTCTTTTGATCATAGAATTTATCCCATTTTGCTTTAGCTGCTATACTTCTGCCTTTACTAACCTCTAAAATATCAATCAGTTGACTGTCTAAAAACTTAATTTTTATCTTATCCGCATCTAATAAAATAATTCTTTTCTGCAATAAAATAGTTAAATGCTCCTTTTCAATCTCTAACTCTGCATCCTCATAACTCATTACACATTCTTTATTCCAATACTGGCAGCATAACCAGATAAACCTTGCTTGAGTAACCTCCGGGCATCGCATGATCTTGCCCATAACCCAGTCACTAATTGTAAACTTAAACCATTGTAATTTATCCATTTGATTAAAAATAAAATACCCTTGCGGTTTCAAGGCTTCGACTCCTATCAACCGCAAGGGTATAAATGTTTTCTAATAGCTTAATGTCGAAGTCAGCTAACATGGCAAATATATAAATTATTTAGCTAAAAAGTACATTTTATATCTTGTCTTTGTTTCTGTATTTTCTTGCCAAATGCTTTTAATATTTAAGCCTCTGGATTTTAAAACGCAAACGATCTTGCGCAGCTCAAAGGTTTTAAACTCAAGAAAACAATCTAATACTGTTAATGGATACCCGGTCATAAAATATGCCTGGAC